CCTGTTGCACCAGCGGGTCCAGTTGCTCCAGTCGGACCCTGCACTGTTGAATCAGCACCGCTTGCACCAGTTGCGCCTACTCCAGTAGTCATTAAAGCGGCAGAGAACCATGTTCCTTGACCAGCGCCACCCCATTGAAGACTTCTTGATACAGAGTCACCGTTGTATGCAGTGAAATCTACATAGTCCGTGGAACCATTGAGGTAGATAATTCTGCTTCCACCCTGAGAAGAACCAGAACCTGTTACTGTTTGATTTTGGAAGATAGCAGATGTGCTGCTGTTCTTGCGAATCTGAACATTGTATTGATTTGCTGTACCGCTAGCAGCAGTCCACCATACTTGCAAGGCGATGTTGTAGTAGCCAGCAATTGTTGGCGTGAACTGTTTAGAGGTTGCATTCCACCAATTGTTAGGGTCAATGTCATCTACAAATGAGATAAGTACATCGTTGGTGTTGCTTGCAATTGTTTGGTCGCTAGACAACTTCCCAGTAACGACAGTGTCTGTTGCTGAAATGTTTGCACTTGGGCCGGTCGCACCCGTTGCGCCAGCAGGGCCGGTCGCACCTGTTGCACCAGCAGGGCCAGTCGCGCCAGCTACGCCTTGTGGTCCGGTTGCACCAGTGGCTCCATCAGTTACTGTGTATGGAACAAACTTTGCGCCGTCAAAACGGAGCACCTGACCAGAAGCTGCACCCGAGGTATCAACTTCAATTCCGTCAATATAGATAGCAGGGACTTTTAACGTGTCGTCAGTCTTGAGAACATTTGCTTCGTCACGGTAGAGGTTTACATCGCCAACTGCGGTTCCATCGCCCCATACAAGACGACCACCGGCTTGAACCTGAAGTCTTGCGTAAGTTTCGCCGTCTACAAAAATCGTTAACCCATCGGAGCCAGCAGAAGACAGCTGTCTGATTGTAATTGGAGTTATAAATTTTTGAGCCATGACCTCGGTCGATTCTCTTGTTAGCGCCCCTCGAGGCTAGGCATTAAGCCTTTTTACCAAATGCTGTATCTTTGGGGTTTAGGTAGCGAAGTGCCACTGGAAGAGCTGCTGCCCAAAGAGCATTTGCTGCCAGTTTAATATCACCAGTAGCTGCATAGGTAGCAACCGCAGCACCCAATACGCTTCTTGCATATGATGCAAATATTGCTTTTTGTTCTTCTGTAATTTTCATACTACTCCTATCCAGTGACTACAATTATGTAGTCGTTTGCTGAAATTGTTCCATTGAGAACTACTGAAATTGTGTTTCCGTTTGAACGAGACACATCTCCAAAAACAGTAGCGCCGCTTATTACTTCGTATATTTGAACCATTACGTCAGATGTTCCGAAGTTGTGAGTTACCGTTGTTGTCGATACACCAGCAGAAGACGCTGCACAACCCTGCTTGGCCACTCGAGACAAAGATGGGGTGCTTGTTGTTCTTCCAGTTGCCTCGGATGTCGCTGAAGCGAGGTTTGTTCTAGCCCCAGATTCGGTTGAGGAGCCAGTACCACCGTCTGCAACAGCAATGTCTGTGCCATTCCACGTACCAGTGGTGATTGTTCCAAGGGTTGTAATGCTTGATTGACCAGCATACGTAGAGGCAATGTCCACGCTGTTTGCATTAGCGGTAATTCGGTCAGCTGTTCCGACAACATTGATTGTGTTTCCGTCTTTTGTAAGACCGTCACCAGCAGTGATTTGACCAGCACCGGAGAACTGAACCCAGTTAATAGCGTCGGTGCCAACAGCAATAGCTCCGTTGCTTGATACAACCCAGCCAGAGTCGGCGTTTACATTTCCTTCTTCAACGAATGTAAATGCTCCACCGGAAACTTCGCCAGTACCGTCAAAGTCTGTCGCACGAACTGCTGCGCCAGAAGCCTGAACAACATAGATACCGTTCTCTGAAGCGGTCCCCTGATTCTTTACAAGTACTCGGTCGCCAGCAACCAGCGTAACGCTAGTGTCAATTGTGTCGCCAGCCTCAAGCTCAGACGTGAGGTTTACAGCGACAGTGGTTGCTGCACGAACAGACTGCTTAACATCAAGCCCAGAACGAGCAGCGTCTACATAGCCCTTTGTTGCAGCATGGTCGGCATCCGTAGGGGTGGCAACCTTAATGTTTCCATTTGCGTCTCTTTTGACCAGTTTTGAAGCTGTGGCATTAGCTGTTGCGTCGGTAAGGTCGTTCCAAAAAGTGGCGGAAAGCAAACCGGCAGAGTCTGTATCTGCAAGGTTCAGGGTGATGGTAACAGTTCCGTTTGTGGACGGAGTAATCGTAATTGCGTCGGTATGAGTCCCAGCTGAAGTAATGGAACTAATCGCATTTACCCAAGCCGTGCCATTAAACAGACGAACAACACCATTGTCGCTGTTGTAGTACATTCTGCCGGCGAAACCGGTTGGGTCTGTGCCTAAAACCTCAAAGCGACCACTTAAAATCTGATTTTGATTTAGGTCAAGATTTGTTAGAAATTTAGTTGCCATTTTTCCTCAATTTAGGTTAGGTATGCGTATCCTGAGAACGCAGCGGTGAACTTGACAGTTATTTGCGTCGTACTGTCATATTTTACCTCACCAATAACCTGTGTACCTGCAGAATCGACAACAGTTACGGATGGGAAGCCTCCCAGGGTGTGGGTAATGACCCATTCGCTAGAAACTATAGGTTTTTCGTAGACAAATCTGCGCGTGTTTCCGCCGCCTCCGCCAGAGCGAATAACAACCAAGTTGGGGGCCTGCTCATTTACAAGAACCTGGTTGGGGGTGTCCTGGAAGACGTTGACGTTATTGGGGACGTTATTGCTCACCGAGTTACCTCATAAGAAAGTATGAATTCACCCTGAACAAGCCTGGATACGTTAAGAGAAGCATCTATGAGCTCAATGTCGTAAACACCACTATTGGTTATCGACGAGGTCTGAGACGCGGTCATCTGTACGGTCACTGCACCTTCTTCGTCGTCTATGGTTATTCCGCCATTTTCCGTAGTCAGGGTAATCATTGCTGTGGAGGACTCAATAGTGCGCCTCACCTGCATTCTGGCTTTATACCCATCCAGGTCCCATGGGTGGTAAATTGTGGGGTCGGTTTCGTCTGGGTATTGAAGCTCGAATCTTCGGGTGTATGTCGTTCCCTGCTCGCAGACCATGTTGTAATTTCCAGCAAGCATTTGCCCACCTCCTAACTAATAAATTGTAGACCAATACTTGCTTTTCTAGACTTATTCTTCTTCGTCTTCTGATGCAATCATGTCTATTGCGTATTCGAGCATCCCGTGAGCTAGCCAAGGGGACATGGTGTCGCTCACAAAAAGATTTAGCTGTGAACCTTTTTCGTCGGCAACTTCCGCGACTATCACGAAGTTGACTATCAGTTTTTCAGGCATTGACTTGTGAACCAATTCCCGAAATATTTCATTCATCTCTTCGTTGTTTGCCATAATGTTTTCCAGTCCTGCAAAGGTTGGTTATTTGGCGACCAACGTTGACATGAATAAATTTGTCTAGATTAATATGAGTAACTGTTTCGAGTGTCTGTTTTTGTCCAGGTTTTTTTCTTCATCTTAATTATCATTCTTACGCGTATTCTCTGGTCAGCTGACGGTGGAGCTGACCATGTTCCAATCGAGCCATCACCCCTAACCCGTATTCTTCCGCCTCCGCCGTTGTCGTAGCCTAGAGTAAATCCTGCGGACTCTTCTCTTACTACATCTTTACCGGCCTGATTAAATGGGGCCTGAAGAGCATTGTATGTATCTGCCTGCCCTGATGATGGAAAACTTGTTGCGGCTCCAGACCAATCAACGCGGAAATATCTTCCATCTGTACATAGGGTAAGACTGGCAATAACAACGTAGGCTGTCACCATAACGTCGGTGACCTTATATGTTTCTTCTCCTTCGACCATTGGGGAGATAGTTAGATTTCGCGTTCTATATCCAGGCACAGAAAATACAGAGGAAACTTGCGTAAAGGTGTTTCCAGTTACCATGAATTCTCCGGTTTGTCTGTCGTCAACGTCTGTTTCTGCACCCCAGTCGTAAGACAAAGAACCTGTCTGAACGGTGACCGTTGCTGTTGTAGACCTGGTTGTTGAATCACTGTTAGCTGTGCTGTTTGTTCCGCCATATATATCAGTTGATTTTGCATATATGTAATAGTTTGTGCTTGATGCAAGGCTTCCAAACGTTCCGGTCAAAGCGGTCGTTCCCCATCCAGCGCCTTTTGATACCTCGGTAGTTCCTACTTGTGCTCCGTCCGAAGAACGAATGCAGTAAATATTCACTTTTTCGACTTCATCCGTCAGATAGCTAGAAGGAGAAGCGAAAGAGTAAGACAAAGACCTGACGACAGTAGTGTTTACACCAGGGTCGGCAGGAGTGTTCGCCGTAACAGTCGGGGCAGCCAATACTGGCGGTGTTCTGTCGCCACCTGTGGTTATTTCCTGCCTTAACGAGTATTCGCTATACAAAGACGCGGTATTGAGCGTTCTGGCTCGAACGTAGTACTTCGTTCCTGGGTTTCTACCAACATCAAAAGAACCGTTTGTTGTAAATGCGGACTGTGTATCTGTTACGTCAATAGCCTGCTCTGTAATATATGTGTCATTTTCGTTATACAGATATCCATAAACGTGGGTTATTGTCGTAAGTCCAGCGGGAACACTAACTGTGTAGTTGACTCTTCTGTTGTGGAGAGTCAGGTCTGTTGAGCTAACAGCAGAAACGGATGGGGTCACCGGAGTTCTGCTAACAGTAAAAGTTGAAGAAGTCGCCGTAGCAGCCGGTCCAGTGTTACCGATAGCGTCTACGACTGAATCTTGGGGTATAGACAAAGTCAATGTCCCGTTGGTTGTTGAGCCCAAAGACGTTTCTGTTAGAACTATCGTGTAAAGACTTCCGGAACCGGAAAAAGAGCTTATTTGCCATCCTGTGGATGTTCCGCCAATAGTAAATTCTGATTGAATCAGGCCTGTTATTGACTCCGAAAACCTTAGAGAAAAAGTAACAGTACGAGAAGCACTTGCCGACGCGGAAGCAAACTCAGATACAGCTGGCCGAGTTACGTCTATAGAAAAAGACTGAGAAGCAGTAGGTGAACCGGCCCATGCATTGATTTCAGATTCATCAGTTACTCCAGATGGGTCAACCGAAAGAGTGACCGTTCCTGACGTTTGTGTTCCAGACTTATTTATCTCCACTACATAGGAAGTGTCGTCCGATGTGGTTATTGATTCTATTTCCCAAGCGTTTCCGGGATTTGATGAAATCGTAATCATGTCATCGTCCCACCCAGTTATAGGCTCGCTGAACTCAAGAACGTAAGACGCCGCTGTTTTTGATGAGCCATACGTCTGGCCAGAAACGGTATCAGTAAGCGAAAACCGCAAAATTGTAGGAGCTATGGTGTCATAGGCATATACACGCTTCCAAGCCCCAGCCTCATAAATATAAGCCTGGTTTATTCGTTTCCAGGCGCTGCTTTTATATACAAAAGCCTGCTCTATAACTTTCCAGCTAGAGCCAATTCGTAAATAGGAAGGTTGCTCAGGGTAGGCCATTTTGCGCCTACGCTAAATACCGAAGGTAAATGTCGCCTTCGTTGGCTGTTCCGCTTGGGGCTGCTGTTCCATACGTGATTGCGCCACCGCCAGTTCCTGTTCCGTTGTAATAAACACCAGGCCCGCCAGTGACTGCGGTATCAACCCTAGTCTTAGCTATTTCGTTAATTTTTACCCAGCTGCCTGCTGTAAATACTCCGCCAGAAGTGACAGAGCCGTCATAGAACCACAGAACATCAGTTGACGTATTAAAGAAAAAAGCTCCAACGTATTCAGCCGCTCCAGTGGGAGGCGAGCCAGTCCCCACAAGAAATTTTGCAGCTGTGGCATCTAGCCTTGCGTGGGTACTGTCAAACTGGAGCCGCAAAAGTTCGTCGTCATCCGAACTCCATCTTGTAAGCAAAAATCTCGGTGTTTCTGTTATAGCCATTTTATAAGTCCGCCAAAATTACGTGTTTAACCTCTATGCCTATCGGCTTAGATATTTCTATGGCGGCCCTGACTGATTCGCTCGTCCCTCCGACGCCCGTAGCATCAGGGGTATCGCCAATATAAGTATACAATGTGACCGAGAATCGGTTAGTACCAGTCGGGTTTTTGTCAATATAGGCAACTTTGTTGTGCTCTAAGAAAAATTTAACTGTTTCAACTATGGCTTGTTCACTGCCTGCACGAAAACCTACAAACCCGGTGGTGAGCGTAAATCTTAAGTATTCGATTAGTTTTGAAAAGCTTGGAGAGTAAACATGCAACTCCTCCCAGCTAACTTCTGAGTTCTCGTCGGCGTCGACCAGTTCTTCAATATCTGTCCATGTTGATGGAACTCCAGACCAGGCCGTAGAAGTCGGTCTGACTAGTTCCTTTTTTGAGCTAACAAACTGAGACAGCCACATTAGGTTGTTAAGTGGAGCGACCGTTGGGTCGGTCAAAAGACTTCTCTGTGTATTGTCATCTTCTGAATATCCGCCAGCAATGTCTACGTATGACCATTTTTCAGCAAACTCGTCTATTACTTCAGAGCTGTGAGTTAGAACATCAACAAGTCTTCCGAGCGGTCTATCCAAGCTTGCGTTTATGGAGTCATTTTCCACAATAACGTCAGGGAGAGATAAGTAGGTAAGCCTCGTCCCAATAGTGCTATTCCAGTATCCATATCTTGTTGTCAACGCCGGATAAGTGATGTATGTTGAAGCATTTTCCGGAGAAATTCCAGGAGTTTCATATATAACTTCTATGAACACGCCAAGGTTTCTAGACAAAGAAACTCCAGGGAGCTGATGCCACGCAGTTCTTATGACATGCCATTTGTTGTCTGTCAGGAACCCTTTTCCATCGATTTGGTATGGACTTTTGTTGAAAGTAAAAGTTGAAAAAGTCCCTTCTATTTCATGGTTGTTTACAAAAGTTTCAAGGTCTATTTCTTCTGGTAGATGGTCCCATCCTGCAAAATCTCCATCATGCGGAAAATCCGTAGTCCAGTTTAGAAACCAAGATTCATTTGCGCCAGTTGTGTTGTGATACTCGTCGGAAGCAGTGTCGTATATAAAAACGTTTACAGTCGCTGCATCGTTTATTTGAGCAAAAAAAGTAAATCCAACTTCTCGGTCATCAAATCTTGGGTCATATGGAATAGAGTTTGTTCCCATCCATACTCTTGGCCTATATTCTGTCGGGTAAGTGTACGAAGGTCTAAGTCTTGTAGTTCTTGGCCCTGCAGCTAACAAGGTTAGGTCCGAATCACCAATGTCATGAATTTCTGTGTCAGGGTTGTCCCATCCAACCAGATTGCTACCAATAACTCTTAAGTTTTTTAAGCTTGACGGAAGTAAATCAGGAACCATAAAGAGTGACCACCGATTTTACCTTAGGCATTGTTCCGGCGTATGTAAACCTTATGAATTGAGGATTTAATGGTGTACCGGTATCAAGAGTAGCCATACGCTGATTGTTTACATAAGAGCTTCCGGTCGTTGTCCCTATTTCTCCAGTTCCATATGTTGGAAGATACATAACAGAAGAAACAACTCTTTTTACTCCGGAGACCTCAGAAGCCTTTACTATAAATTCATTCCTATATATATATTCTGTCCATGATTCATAAAACTCAGGGCTAAAATATGCATCCAAATAATCCTGTACTTCTGCTGCCACGCTTGAGCCGACAAAACCGTTCAACACTTCAATTTCAAGAGTTAAATATATATCTACAGGCATTGCAGTGTGAATAAAAGCATCTATACCTACTGGCGTTCTTGTGGAAATATCTTCGTATATTGCATTTTTTTCGTCAAATGAAACTGGTAAACCATCCGTGCCCCATATAAAAATTACATACATTCCTCTTGCGTCTGGAGTTCTGAGGGCCGGAGCAGTTGCAAGCGTTGAAAACTGAAGTCCGCTAACAAGCTGAACCATTGATTGTCCAAAAGCTGCGGTAGTTTCAGTTACTGCAGGTATGTCTTCAATTGTTATTTCTTGCGTAGATAAGTCTATGGATATTGTCTGCCCTCCGGCTGTTGAGACTAATCCCGAGGGGCAAAGCTCTTTTGTCACTTCTGCGTTACCCAGCATTTCTTGAGTGGTTAGCCAGAGAGAACTTCCGTCCAAATCAAGACCGAGACCATCGTTGAAAGCAAACATTTGACCTTCTTCATCCGAGCAGTCAATTACAACATCTATATTGCTTCCACTAACTGTTGCTTGTGTTGTTGTCGTTGATACTGGAGATGTTGAGGAACCATAAGCAAGGTCGTAAACCTTGCATCTGGTAACAGATGGGTACGCGGTGAGTATGTAGGACTCGATTTGTGTTGCAGTGCATAGCGAGTTAGACAGGGAGTCAAGGTAAGTTACACCACGTCGTATAAATTCTTCATCCGTTTCAGATGCGGTTACAGACGTTGGGGAAGATGATGTAGTGCATGAAATAAGCTCAGAGGATGGCTGGGTTATTATAAACCGAGTTCCCGCAGGGATTGCAGGAAGTGGCCCCAAAACCGTAGATTCAAGCACTACTGGAACAGAGAATGAGCCTGGAGAGCCTATTACTGTTTCGCGAACAAAGAATGGATATTGAACCGTGTTCCCGTCTTCTTCTGTTAAGTACGCTACTGATGTTCCCTGTTCGACAGTTCCTCCAGAAGTCAGAACAATAAAGTTTGCATTAACTGTCGATACGCCTGCTTCTCTTCTTTCAAGACCCAAAAGTCTCAAAACACCTTCTATCGTTCCGTTAGGAATTCTGTTTGCTGCGGCTATATAGAGAGAGTTCATTAGGGCAAAGGCCTGCAGTAATGCGTCCTCTACTGAGCCCGCTCGAGGCTCAAACTCTGGAAGAGCTGTTCTTGCATAGTCAACCGCAGCGGCATACAGCTCTGGCGGTTGAAGGTCATTGACTGTTAGGTCTACGTATTCTGAAAAATCTGGTGATGCCATGGTTTCCTAGTATGTATAAGATAATTCTATTGAATAATCTGCGGTGTCTCTTGTCGCAAAAATATTTAAACTGCTAACAGTTATTTCAGGAAAATAAAAACTTAAAGTCTGCTTTATCCCAGAAATTATTGGTTTATCGAAAGTCATATTTTTCATTCCAAAATCAACAGCTAAAGCTATTTCTCCTGGTGCTGTCTGAAGAGAAAGCGAAATCAACTGATTGTAGTAGTCGTCTGTTCCCTCATAATGCGAAACTATGTGGTTATCCTTAAAACGTATTGGGAATCCTAGTGTGTCCATTATCCAAATACCTGACTTTCTACCATATCACTAAGAGACGTATCAGATAGTGTTTTTTTAGCCAAAACAACTATGTGTTCATATCTTCCATCTATATAAGAGCACAAAACGTTCTCTCCAACTACTGGAAATTGACAGTAAACGTCGCACGGCCCAAACTCTGAAACAGGGTTAAGTTTTGGTATTTTGAGTATCACCTGAGAGCCGGTCACTCGAGTTACTGTTCCAATATAAATAGCTGTCGGGTTGGACAGCTTTGAAGAACCCTTTGTAGGGTTCGTGTACTCGGCTGTTCCTATTAAAGCATTAAACATTGACATAATATTTACGGCGTATCCGTTTGTGTTGATGGTTTTTCTGGCGTTCTAAACGAAATTTGTACTGGGCTATTAGTTCCTTCTGAAAAAGATACTTCGGTTACTAGGTAACCACCTTGAAACAAACTTGGCTTGGGACCAATAATAACAGTGTGTCCAGGTCTGATTATGCACCCATTTGGCTTGAAGACCTCTATTGTGCCATCCCCCTCAAGCGGGTCATTTTCAGACTGTCTTATGGTGGGGTATTGGGCTACTTGAAATTTTTGAGCGTCGGCAGGAATAGTCTTCCCCGGGTCAAAATATAAACGAGAATATTTTTTTGTTGTAGTTACTTTGGTTTTAGTGTTAGTTGTTGATTTTGAATCTGTACCAAATTTCCACATAAGCCACTTTTGCGAGCCATAAAACATCGTATTCTCCATTACGTACAAAACGAATTCATCAGCGTTGGCAGCAGATTGAAGTACCGACCAAACGCTTTCGTCGCTGTCGTTTCCGTTTCCCTTATTTACGGTTTGAACTCTTCCTTGTTTTTCCGCAACAAAAGCAAGACCGTATTTTTTCGCAGCATTAAATGCGTATTCGTAGGCAGAGCTTCCAGATAAATTTTCTGGTTTTTTATCGCGTTTCATTTTTTGTACAGCAGCATTCCATGCCGTTACTGTGACCTGAGGAGAACCGGCAGGGCCTTGGCCCACCTCAACTACTCCAATTTCATACATTTCACCTCTGTACATAATTTGCCGGCGATTCATAAAAAAGTTTTTTTCCATCATTTCATAGTCTTTATCTATGACCGTAAACTGAATTTGATTAGCTCCTTCTATTGAATAGCTAACTTCAAAAGATGTTACATATGGACCGAATGCTCTAGTGTCAGAGGAACCAGCTCTTGCCTTTAGTGAAGCCTCGAAATAGGAGTCAACATACGTCTTGTATTTTTTGGCGTTTTGCTCGTTATTGAATTTGCCAAGATGTTTTGCGTCGCGTTTATATTTTTTTACAGCATCTTGTTGAGAAATCTGTTTAGCTGTTTTACCTGTTGTAATTACAGAAGGAAGTACGACCCAGAGATTTTTATCTTTTATTACGTAGCAAGAAGCTGAAGTCAACCCCTTATTGTAATTATATGAAATTGCAAGAGAGCTAAGTACTTCTGTTGAGTCGACAGTTGGTTTTATGTTCCCAGAATTAAAAACATCTGGCAATGCGTATAGTCGTATTAAAGAACCAAAACCATATTTGTTAAATGTTTCGCTTTTTCTTAAAGTTTCTGTGTCGTAAATACTCGAATCCCCCTGAGAGAAAGCAAGCTCAAAGTCAAGAAAAAAATCATCAAGAGAGACAGAGTAGGACATTTTGTCTACCTATTCTGGCTTACCGCAGCTAGAGCATTCGTAGATTTTAGATAGCTAGCCCTTACGCCGCCTTTATAGTCCGTGCTTAAAACTTGCTCAGGTGTTGCAGTCGCCTTGTATAAGTCTATAAATCCATTGCTGTATGGAAATGCAGCTGTTTTAGAGTAAAGAACCCATTGAGTTGTTCCTTTTCTTTGAATCCATGCATTTTTGTATCTATCGTTTTGATTTGGAGCGATATCCCTGACCCACCTGTAGCCAACAACCACTGGCGCAACGGTGCTTGGCCCGGTCGCGCCTGTTGGTCCAGTAGGTCCTGTTGGTCCTGTTGCTGAACCCGATTGCGTAGCAGAAGTACCTAAAGGGTTTAGGTCAGTGCCGGTTTGCCCGCCTCCGCCTCCGCCTCCCTTTTTTCTACCAGACAAAGAAGTGTAGTTAATTTTTGGAAATTTGGCGAATTTAGTATCAGTTGACTGATACTCAAGAAGACCAATAGAACACTGCGCAGCAACTATTTCTCCGTTTGTATTTACCCTGCTTGTTTTTATTGAAAACTCTGCTATATACCAATATCCGTTTGTTAAGAAAGTATCGAAGTTTTCGAAATAAACAGGCTCACTAGAGTTTGCAAACCACTCAAGAGTTGAAAGCTGTTGTTCTACAGTTTTACTTAAGCCGTCAAATTGTTCAGCAACAAGAAACTCAAATACGGCCTTATAGTTCCTGCTGCCTCTTATGTCGATTAATGGGGTAAGAAGAGGACGAGGTATTTCTTGAATATCAACACCCATTCCTTCGTAGGCAATCTGTGTTGGAGGAAATGTAAATTCATAAAAATTAGCTGGGTTTACTTTTTGAATCATTTTTCTTGTTGCAGCTGTTTGCCCTATGGAAATGTTGGCTGTCGCGTAGTCAAAAAGACTCTTATTTTCTTCGGTTGGAATTCTTGTTCTAACAATTATCGTTGTTGTACTAGGAATTGTTTTTCTAGAAATACTTGTTATTGATTCTGGTGTATATCTTCCATTTACTAAAGCCATTATCTTCTCTCCTTCCAGTTTCTTTGAGCTTTTGATATTTCATTCATAACTACTCTTGCTATTTCTTGCTCGCTCTGACCTTCTGATGCGTACACATTTATTGTTACAGCTCCGCCACTTGGTTGCTGGTTAGCAGGTGGCGCGACTTGTCCTATTCTTGAAGTTCCAGAGTCTCCCACCGGTGACGAAGGAGGCACAACATGCAGGTGTCTTGAACCGCCTGCTCCGTGGAATTCTGCAAATCCGCCAGCTTTGTTGATTGTAGTGGCATATTGGCCAAGGTTTTGACCAACCAGGTCATATGCATTTCCTGTTACGTGGTCGGAGCTAGGAGAGCCAAGTCCATAGTTTCTCCATGCTGATGTAACTGTACGTTTGCCAGTCATTGTTGAATCAAAGTAATTGTGCCTTGACATGGTGCGCCCAAGACGAGAAGAAACAGTGTCTCCAACGGAAGAAGCACGTGGAGATGATGTGTCGTCGCCAGGTGGGTCGTTCCACCATGCTGGAGTTCCATTCCACCAGTCAGGCTTGACGTCAAACCCAGTGCCAATTGCGGCTACAATGTCCTGTTTGAGGGCGGCTTGCTGATTTGTAAGCTGTTCAGTCAGAGTACCCGCAGTGCTCTCTTTTAGCTTTCCGCCTGCAGATATATCAAAACCAAGGTTTGTGAGAGTTTGTGTTATTTCAGCAGCACTACCTCCAAGGCCAGTTCCGCTAATTAGGAGATTTTCCAGATTCTTTGCTTTTGCCTGGTCTGCTGGGTCTTTAGATGTATATAGAGCCTCAAGTTGTGATTTAATTCCGGCAAAACCGGCTGCTCCATCTGTGAATTCAAATCCACCCTCGTTCATTAGCTGCGTTATAGCTCTCGACCTGTCTGTGGCCAGATTTGATGCCTGCGCTGCAACTAGCTGCTCATATTGCGGACCTGCATTTGCAACAAAATTTTCTCTACCAACATTGGAAAGCTGATTGCCTGCAGTGAATGCCGTTCCGCCCTCGCCGTACATTCCCTGAAAAGCGTAAAGCTGAGCAAGAGGGTTGTCGGGGTTTTGGTTTGCTAAATATTCTGTAGTTTTTTGCATCAAGTCGATGTAGTCATTACGCGAACCTCCCCCAGCCTGTGAAATACCCCTTCCTGCCGAGTTCATTGCGTTGGTTATTTCTTCTGCTTTAAACATGTCATCAAAAGTACGATTTGCTCTAAGGATTGCATCTGTTCCAGAAGCAGCTAGACCTTCAACAGTAAGGTCCATTTGTTTGCCTAGTCCACTGATTGCGTCAGTTAGCTTCAATGTTGGGTCGTAAAGGTTTACACCCATGCTTTTGGCCAGGTCGAGTATTTCGTCTCGCGCCATTCCTGTAGAGCCCTGAAGACCATTCATAAGGTTTTCAAAAGAATTGGTAAGAGATTTTGTTACAACACCAGTGTCTTTGGCTATTGTTTCTAGTTCTCCACCAAAAGTCCCTTTGTTCTGTCTGGCTCTTTGGGCTTGGGTTTTTGTTAGAACACCGCTTTTTTCAAGACCAGATATGTATGTCTCTTGCTGGGAAGCTGTCATCGCATTGAATTTTGATGCGTTTGCGGTCATCTCTCCAACAACACCTTTTGCGCCTCTTGTATCTCCCGCAATAAACTTATTTACAACTTTACCAATATTTTTTGCTGAAGCGCTTTTTGCTGCTTCTTTTGCAACCATTCTTTCGGCTTTTTTACCACCAAAAAATCCAATTGCACCACCAATAAGTCCACCTACGGCCATTCCTATAGGTCCTGCAAATGCACCCATTGCCGCGCCAGCAGCAGCGCCGGTCAATGCTCCTCCTCCGGCTGTTCTTGCTCCAGTTCCCTTCATTAGATTAAAAAGAGTTCCTCCACCCATTGCTGCAAGACCAAGCATTGGGTTTATAGCCATCAGTCCTGCGCCCATGTTTATAGCTCCAGAGTTTTCTTTCATAAAAGAGGGAGCCATACCTGAGTTAGCAAAAGCCGATATAGCCATACCGGCAGCCATTCCACCCATGCCAAACCCACCTTTTAGTCCGGCTTTGGCACGACCTATTTTTGCTTTACGACCGGTTAGCTGATTTGGGTTTGCGGTTAATCCACCCTTTGTTGTGTAGTAACCAAGAGCTGGGTCATATTTTGCTCCCGGCGTACCTGCCGGAACTCTATTTACCTTGTCGGGGTCATAGATGTTTTCGTTATGAAAAGTCCATTCATCCATTGCTATTTGCCGGGATGCCGATGGGTTAAATTGTCCACCAATCCTACTTGCTACGTTTAGTAATCCCTGGCGTTTCCCGCCAGCAAATAATCTTGAGCCAACTCTTCCTGTCTTTATTCTTGCTCGCGATGCGTCGGTATTTCTTCTAGCGGCAGATATTGGCCTTCCTGTATTGGGGTCCAAGAGTGCATCTCCAGTGTTTGGGTCAAAGTCATACAAACCCTGTCCTGCATACATTGGCATTCCCATCATTGCCATTGCAGCGTTACCCATGTGCTGGTACTTGTTCTGAGCCTTCCCTCCGCTTGCCCGCGCAGCTCTTTGAGCACTTCTTCGCCCTTTGAACGCACCATATCCGGCGATGCCCATGAGCATTTCTCCACCAAAAGGTATTTTCGCAATAACTTCAACAATTTTTGCAGCTGCGGCAATTACTTTTTCAACAATAGTGAGTATTTGGTTAATAGTTGGCAAGGCGGCCGCAAACGCCTCTTTAAACTTTTGGGCAAAAAGCATTAGTTTGTCGACCACGCCACCAAGGCCTTCGCCAAAGGCTATAAAGTCGTCCTTATTTTCAACAGCAAGTTGAGCGAAAGCTTTGACGTTTTCGCCAATACCTTTAAATAATTCTTTGAGAGGTATTGCAAACATGTCAATAACTATCGAGCCGCCCTCTCTTAGCTCGTTGAGTGTATTTTTTGTTCTTTCAAAAATGCTTTTAAACTGAAGCCACCAGCCTTTTATGTCTCCAAGCATTCCTTCTGATTTGGGCAGGTATTCGTTAAAAAGTTTTACAGTAAATTCTGTTATTTTTTCGACAGCTTTAAGGATTGTTGGGAGAAGGCTGCCTTTTCCAAATTGTGTTAGTCCTGGAGATATTCTTTGAACGCCATTTTTAATGATGTTAAACGATTGTCTCAGTGTGTCTGTTGCACTTGCTAATAAAGGTGTTCCTATGTCGGCAAACAAGCCAACGAGAATCGTTTTATACTTCTTAAACGTTCCTACAAGGGTATTGCCAACTAGGTCTGCCTGTCCAGTGATTCCAGCAGCAGCAGACATGTCGCCAGACAAGATTGAGCTAAATATTTCGTTTACCCCGCCACCGCTCTTCTTTATTTTCTTAAAGGCTTTTTCAAACTCTGGGCCAATAGCCTGAGCTGCTGCACTTACCTTGGCGGTAACTTTTCCTTCTTTTTGAAGAAGACCTACAAACTCACCTATTCCCGCAAGGTTCTTCCCCGGGTCTCCACCTATAGCGGCAAAGTCTCTCAAAGCTCTAATTACTTGCTGTGACTTTCCAGTAAACTGACTGTTCTTGCTTACCGCAGCAAACGCGGCATTAAGGTTTTCAATGCCAAACACCGCAAGCTCGGTATCTGATGTTAGGTTTCTCAGCATCGACACGCTGTAGTTCATTGCCGAACCAAATTTTGGTGTTGCTTTTTGAGTATGAGCAAACTGGGCTGCTGTATATTCTCTTTGAGCTGCTGCTGCTATAGCAAGAGCAGCGCCAACGGCAGCGGCGGCGGCAGCTACACCACCCATTGACCACTTGTATGCCTTCATTATTGCATTACCTGCAGCAAACGCGGCATTAACTAGCATTAGTGAGCCAGCAGTGACAGCAAACTCAATACCCAAACCAATAACCGCAAACATAAGAAATCTTGCAGCTTTAGCAAACTTCGAAAAACCTCTTGAACCGCGATTCATATACTCGGTAAGAATTTGTTGTTTTTGAGCAAGGTTGGTCGTTGCCGCAGCTTGTTTTCTTAGCTGGTTTGTTGACGCAGACATCGACCCATTTAGTTTTGTAAAACTTTTTGAGGTCTTGTTTATTCTGCTGTCGAGAGACTTTGATTGTGCGCCAAGGGCGGCCATCTTTGCCGATAGCTTTTCAAATCCTTGCCCAGCAACCCTGACAACTACGTTTTCAACTTCTGCCATACGACATCCTATTTACTAAGTCGCAGCGTTCTGCTCTTCGTTGTCCGCCTCAATAACTTTAGCACATGCGTGCCTTATTAGCCATTCTTCTTCTGAACAGCGAAGTATCTCTACCGGGTCAGTTCCAAAGGCCTTACCCATTCTCGCCGCGGAAATAATCCGCGAGTCCTTAACTAGCTCGTCAAGGACTATTTCGTAGGGTTTTCCTTTTCCGCCTCAATCGTGTCCCCGTACCCTGCCGAGTCAATAATCGCAAGAGCGGCAGACTCAAGGTGGGGGTCAAGACCAAAGAAAGTCTGAACACAATCAGGAATGGCTCGAGTTGCCCCTGTCATCGCAAGCACTGAAGGAGAGGCGAAGCCAAGAGGTTTGCCTGATTCAAAAACTTCCTGACCATTGAAGTAGATACCACGAGTGGTTTGTCCAATAACGGTGCAGGCAAATTTGATTGCATCAAGACCATTCTTGGACTCTGAACCACAACTACGCTGCCATGCACGAAGCTGATTCTGAGAGATGTTTGGGCTAATCAGAAGCTTTACACCTGGGCGTTCAGGAACATCAATAAAAATTTCTGGGCGCGATACCTTTTTAGAGATAACGTCCTTGAGCTGGTCGAGAATCGTTTCCTCACTAGCGGCAAAGTCGCTCGTTTGGGTTTCTTCTTCTGGGATAAAATACAGTTCGTCTGTCATGAAGTGAACACTATCACGACATTCCTGCTATGCAGTGAACGTATTATTTATCGACCAGGAGTCGCGGTGCTTCCCTGGGAAGGAACACCAGAGATTGCAAATGTAAGCGCATATGTTGCTGGAGCACCGGAAGATGAGTCACCCTCTGGTTCGGTTACACCAACAAGGAGAGCCTTTGAATAAATTCGCTCTGATTGAAAGTTAGCTATATCACAATCGGCATCATAGATTTTAATCGTGTAGTACGCGCGGCCAACGACCTGACGTGCCTGGTGAAGGAGTGTTCTTTCGCTGTCTGAGTAGTGCTTGGTGACTGTAATGTCACCAACTTCTGCCGGAGCGCAAAGTGTTTCAGGAAAAGCCTGTCCACCAAGGTAAATTTTTTCTACCGAAGCAGTTATTTCTCCACCCGAAACCTGAGCAAAGAAGGTTCCAGCCTCGGCATTGCTACCAATTCTCGGTCCTGCTGTGCCCATAGTAGCGTCGGGCGTTATTTCAGCCAGTACCTGCCGCTGTGAAATTCTTTTTGCCATTTTTTACCTCAATTAAACCAGTGAAGATGTGAGTGATGATTTTGTGACTTCGACTTCAATCTTGTCACCTATTCCAGTAACGCGTGCTCCAACCTTGGCAACAATCTTGCCTTCTGCAAGCTGTGTTACTGGGTTGAGTGCGTCTGAAACAACTACAGAATATCCAGCGTCTATCTGGTTTCCGTTAACATCGAAAGCCGGAAAAAGTCCGCCAGCTTTTGCGATTGGGTCAAGAATTGCTGTAAGTGTTGAAGCAACACGAGCGAACAATGTTCTACGACCATCGATTGGTTCAAAGATGAGAGCTTCGAGGTCTCGTTCTGCCAAGTAGACGATGTAGTTAAGAACTTCTTGTCCGGTTATGAAGCGGAAGTTGTCAGTGTCTGCGGACATCGAGCGAGCTCCGTAAATTCGAAGGCTTCCCTGAACAATGCGAATGGCGTTTACGCTTCCGGCATCAACAGTGTCTGTGTCTTCTTTTGAAACAACAGTCTCGAGGCCAACCACATAAGATGCAGCGCCAGCTTCTCCAGCATATGGGAACCATACGCCACGAGAGTTCTGTGTAGCGGCTCTGCGGGCAGCAACAAATCCTTCTGGTGGAATTGTCATTGTGAGACCACCATTTGGCACCTTTACCCATGGCCAGTAGACCGCAAGGTGTTCTGAGTTTTCATCACCGAGGTATGCAGAGGCAGCTGTCACTGCGTCTGCGGCGTTACTTCCAGCTGCCACGCTTGACAAAGCCACTCTGTGGTTGGTGTTTGCGTTTGCAACAAGAGCATCAACGGTGGTTGAGTCGTAAAAACCTGGAGCCATTAGTGCGCCGGGGCCAAGGTCGTAGGTGAAGTAACCAATCGCTGCGACGATGTTTGCCGCGACAACCGTATCGCCATCGTCACCAGAGCTAAAATCTTTTGCAGCAACAGCTACTGGAATTGTTGAGCCGGTTGATGCTGCGGTCACGTAGAGAGCAGCAACAGGGCTGTTGTTGATTTCGTTGATGAAATCAGCCTTTGTTGCAGAGGTGTATATTCCTGAAGTGTAAACCTCTGCACCGTTTAGCAAAATCGAAACTCTAAAGCTTGTACTTGCTGGGTTTGTTACGGTTGCCTCAAGAACACCGGAGTGTGCCCATGTGCCTTTTCCTGCAGCTGTTAGCGTGATGGATGTACCTGGTGTTGATTCACTGTTCAAAAGAACGCAGGTTGCTGATTCTGAATCTGTTCCAACTGCGCGAGACACGTAAATGCGTGCTCCGCCTTCTTCGAAAAAGGTCTTTACAGTTTGATGTACATAACCGGAGGATGTGTAACCGCCAAACAACGCTTCATACTGAGCAAAGCTAGAGATAAGCGTCGCAGAACCCGAAGGACCGCGGCTTGTAACACCAGCAACAAAAGCAGTAGCTGTTGGAATGACTTGAACCGCTGTTGGCCCTGTTCTTACTGCTGTTGTAACGACTACACCTGGCATACTGTTCCTCCGTCCCAAATGGAACTATTAAAATAAAACCTAACTGATTATAGTTAGATTTCGGTTGTTTCTGTTGCAACTACTGAATCTTCTTCTGCTGTTTCTTCAGTAGGCGCTATTTCTGTGATTTCTAATTCGGCAACTTCTGCCGCAGAATCAGCTTTCTTGTATTTTTTTCCAGTTTTTGCATCACTTGATGCAACTTCTTTTTCAGAAGAAGAAAAATCGTAAATAGCAAGAAAACCATTTTTGAGAGCTATTTTTATTTGAAGGTTCTCAAAAGAAACTACAGCTTCTCCTGGACCGATGTAGTCTCCTGTGGAGCTGACCTGAATTGGTCCACCTGTCTCGTTGACATACTGCGTCATTCCTTCACAATCACCGGGGAGTGAAGTTTGTGCTGTTTTAAAAATTTTCATAACTTTAGGCCTCTAGCTGATTCATTGTCATTGCAGTAAAGTCTATTTCATTAAGCGTCCCATACGGTTCACGCGTAATTACTTCTTCTAGCTCTATATCATAACCTAAATAAGCACCAGCCATTACACGGTCACCCTTTAATAGCGTTAATTCAGAAAACTCTTCTGTTAATGTTTCCTCTAGTATTTTTGCGCTTCTTGTTGTGTATGCCCTTGACAAACATGGGTGGTCAAGAAGGGCAGACCTGACAACCGTTGTTAGCTGGTCTCTCATTAGCGTTGCAGCCTCTGAGCCCTCTGTTCTGACCCAGACGTACGTACGCATTCCATAGATGACGGTGTACATCGGGTCGTTGTTGCCAACGTAGTTTTCTCGTTCAAATCTCTTTGTCGATATGGCAACAGTAATAATTGTTGGCCATTCATCGAGAGCTAGTGGCTCGTACGTTATGTACTTTTCCGGGGAAGGAAGCGCCGTTGAGTCGAGATTCCATGAGTTTCTGTATCTGATGATTCTTTGCGGAATATCTTTCTCCAGATACCCGTTGACATATTGCTTAGCAAACTGAGCCCCAAACATTGTTTCCAGCGTCATGAGACTTCTCCCTGTACAACCCAAGAGGCGTAAGATGAGCCAACCCACTCGGCAAACTTTCTAGGAACGAAAACTATTTGACGCTTGGGCATCTTTTCTGTCCCCATCTGATGAAACTTGGCGTACGAAACCGTAGTTCCAAATTCAAACTCGGTATTGGACATGCGGAGGGCTGTATTAGAGAGGTTTGCAAGGCTTGAAAACAGCCGACCAGTTCTAACCATTGGCGGAGCACCAGGGAACGCAATTGCCTTCCATGAACCATATTGGGCATCCAGTGGAGCCCATCCGCCCGCCAGAAGCCCGTTAGACGCGAAGTTTGCAGCGTTAGACATTTCTAGACGCGTCTTGGCTTCCGGAAGTAGTGGAAGCATCGTCAGGGCCCGTGAGGACATCTTGAAAAGCTTTTTGTCAAGGTTTCCGATGTCTATGCTGACGGACAGTTTTACCTTGTCGCTCATGCGATACGACGCCTTCTCCAGCGCTTGATTGCCATGAGCTCCTTCTCAAGAAATCCAGTCTCCATTGGGGCAACGCCGCGTGGATTGAGGTCCTTTACGCCAACGACGTCGTCATGCATGTTCTGCATTTCTCGTGTAGCTGCGCGAAGAATCATGAGTTTAAATACGTGGATTTGGTCCCCGTCTAGACCGGCTGTGTAGGTGACGGTTACTTCGTCGTTGGGCATGGCCCGGTACATGTCAATTCCATAACGGTGAACTATGTAGTCTCTTTCGAACATCTGAACAACAGCATCACCCTCTGGGGTTCTCAGGGAAACCTCAGAAACGGAGATTATTGG